CCAAGCGTGCGGAGGAGGCAAGGGTTGCCGCCGAGAAGAAGGCCGAGCAGGAGCGGGCCGAGGCGGAGCGCCGTGCCGCACAGGCAAAACGGGAAGCCGAAGAGGCCGCCCGCGAGCGCGCCAAGGAAGCGGTCGAGCAGGAGCGGCGGCGACTGGAGGCAGAGCAGCGCGCCAAGGAGGAGGAGGCCCGGAAGCGCGAGGCGAACCGCCAGCACCGCGCCAAGGTCAACAATGTGGCGGCTGCGGCTCTCGTTCTGGCCGGGCTGAGCGAGGACGCCGCCAAGGCCGCCATCGCGGCGATCGCCAAGGGCGCCGTTCCCCACGTCACGATCGCATACTGAGAGGATGCCATGGTCGACCAGCCCGAAATCTTCGCCATGCTCGCCGGCAACGAACCGCTGCCGCCCGAGTACGAGCAGCACGGCACCGTCCGCTATTACCCCGACGTCATCCAGGGCACCGACGAATGGTTCGCCATGCGCCGCGGCCTGCTGACGGCGAGCGAGATGCACCTGATCCTCACGCCGACCCTCAAGGTGGCCGCCAACGAAAAGGAACGCACGCACCTTTACGAGTTGATGGCCCAGCGCATCACCGATTACGTCGAGCCCAGCTATGTCGGCGACGACATGATGCGCGGATGGGCGAGCGAGGATGAGGTTCGCGCCATCTATGCCGAGCACTTCGCGCCGGTCAGGCAGGTCGGCTTCGTCACCAACGACGAATGGGGTTTCACCATCGGTTATTCGCCGGACGGCTTGGTCGGCGACGACGGCCTGATCGAAATCAAGTCGCGCCGCCAGAAGTTCCAGGTCCAGACGCTGACCGAGGCCGTCGTGCCGCCCGAGTTCATGTTGCAGATCCAGACCGGGCTGCTGGTCACCGGGCGGACGTGGTGCGATTTCCTGTCCTACTGCGGCGGCCTGCCCATCGCGCCGTTCCGCGTCTACCCCGACGACAAGATCCAGGCGGCCATCGTCGAGGCGGCAGCGGCATTCGAGGAGCGGCTGGCCGAGAAGATGGCCGCCTATCACGCTTCAATCCGCGCGCTCAAGGCGATTCCAACGGAGCGTCGCGTCGAACAGGAGATGTACGCATGACAACCGATCTTTCGCCGACCATCGTTCCGAAAAGCGACCAGATCAACGCCGACGACCTGATCACCGGGCCGCGCACCATCACGGTCACGAAGGTGTCGCTGCTGACCGCCGCCGACCAGCCGATCGCCATCAACTACGAGGGCGACGACGGCAAGCCCTACAAGCCCTGCAAATCCATGCGCCGGGTCATGGTGAGCATCTGGGGACCGGACGGCGCCAAGTACACCGGGCGGCGCATGACGCTCTACCGCGACCCGACCGTCAGCTTCGGCGGCCAGCAGGTCGGAGGCATCCGCATCTCGCATATGTCCGACATCGACAAGCCGATCACGATGGCGCTGACGGTGACGCGCGCCAACCGCAAGCCCTACACCGTCCAGCCCATCGCGTCGCAGAAGCCGACCGCGTCGGCAGCCGCCCCCGCCACCGAGACGCGCGCCAAGCTGACGCCCCAGCAAATGATTGACACCGTCGCCGCCGCGCCGACCGTCGAGGTGCTGGACGACTTCATCGCGCGCAACGCCGCCGCCGTCGACTGGCTGCGCGACAACAAGCCCGAGATCCACGGCAGGTTGATGGCCGCGGTCGGTGCCCGGCGCACGGAACTGGACATGGCCGACATGCCGACGATCGACCCCGAAGACCCGGCGAACGTCATGGCGGCGGGGTGATCGCTGATGGGCACAAACACGAAGATCGAATGGACCGGTGCGACGTGGAATCCGCTGGTCGGATGCTCTGTCGTCGCCGCTGGCTGCCGGAACTGCTATGCCATGCGGATGGCGTCGCGGGTCGAGGCGATGGGAACGGCCCCGCACTACGCCGGCACCACGACGCGGGTCAACGGAAAGGCGGTCTGGACCGGCAAGGTCAACGGCGCGCCAGAGAAGATCGTGCTGCAACCGCTGCGCTGGAAACGGCCGCGCCGGATCTTCGTCAACTCGATGAGCGACTTGTTCCATGAGAGCGTCCCGGACGAAGCGATCGACCGCATCTTCGCGGTGATGGCGCTGTGCCCGCAGCACACGTTCCAGGTGCTGACCAAGCGGCCGGATCGGATGAGGGCGTATCTTTCGACGCCAACTCGGCACGACATCATAGCGGCGCGGTGGAACTATCACCCGAGCCGGCCCAAGGGTGGCGACAGCCGGACCGCTGGCTTGTGGCCGTTCCCCAACGTCTGGCTCGGCACCAGCGTTTCGACCCAGGCCGACGCCGACGCGAACATCCCCCATCTGCTGGCGACCCCGGCGGCGGTGCGGTTCCTGTCGTGCGAGCCGCTGCTGGGGCCGGTCGACCTTCGCGGCATCTGGACGCATTGCCCTACGCATGACTTCGCCAGCGGATTTTGCGTCGGACCATGCCCGGATCGACGGCGCATTGACTGGGTTATCTGCGGCGGCGAGTCCGGCCCGAAGCGCCGGCCGATAGACCTGCAATGGGCGCGGTCCCTTCGCGCCCAGTGCGCCGCCGCCGGGGTGCCGTTCTTTTTCAAACAGGTCGACAAGGTCCATCCGATCCCGCCCGACCTGATGGTGCGGGAGTGGCCGTCGTCCGACAAGCGGACAGACAAAGGAGAAGATCAATGAGCGTGCTTTGCATATATCACGGGAACTGCGCTGACGGGTTCGGGGCCGCGTGGGCGGTCTATCATCGGTTCCGGAGCAGCGAAAACCTGCCCGTCGAGTTCGTCCCCGGCGTCTATGGCAATCCGCCGCCTGACGTGACCGGGCGGCACGTGCTGATGGTCGACTTCTCCTACAAGCGACCCGTGCTTCTGGAAATGGCAGGTAAGGCCAGGAGCATCGTCATCCTCGATCACCACAAAACGGCGGTCGAAGATCTCGCGGGGTTTCGGGAACCGGCGCCCTTCGCGCAATGGCAGGATCCGGACCACATGCTGGTCGAGGGAGACGCCGAACCGATTGCCGCACTCTTTGACATGGACAGGTCGGGGGCCGGGATCACCTGGGATTTCTTCTTTCCCCACGAGAAGAGGCCGCGCCTGATCGACCACATCGAAGACCGCGACCTCTGGCGCTTTAACCTCGACGGCACGCGCGAGATCCAGGCCGCCGTCTTCTCCTACCCCTACGACTTCGAGACGTGGGACAGGCTCATGCTGGACACCGACCTGGACGCTCTGCGCGCCGAGGGCCGGGCAATCGAGCGCAAGCACTTCAAGGACATCGACGAACTCCTGAGGGTGACGACGCGCCGGATGGTGATCGGCGGTTTCAACGTGCCGGTCGCCAATCTGCCCTACACGCTGACCTCGGACGCCGGACACAAACTGGCGAACGGCGAACCCTTCGGCGTCTGCTACTGGGACACACCCGAGGGCCGCGTGTTCTCTTTGCGCTCGACCGATGCTGGCGAGGATGTGTCGGCTATCGCCAAGACCTACGGTGGTGGAGGACACCGCAACGCCAGCGGTTTCCGCATGCCTGCGGGGTGGGAAGGCGACTTGTCCGACAAGCGGACAGGAGGAAGCGATGAGTGATCTACCCGCGCGCCGCTGCGAAACCTGCTGGCACGTCACCGGCAGCGCCGCCTTCCCCGACTGCGACCACCCGAGCGGGGAGCCGTGCGGCGACGACTACGAGAAGTGGGAAGAGCGGCCGACATACAACCACCTGGAGGTTGGGTTCCGCCACTTGCCGCTGACACAGAGGGAGATCGAGCAAAGGCTTAGGCGCACCTGCGAGGAAATCGCCCAGGACGCCCGCGCCGCCCTGTCCGCCACCCCCGTTACCGGACAGCCCGAGGGGACGGCGCAAGCGGACACGCCGACACAAGAGAAACTGCTGGCCGCGATGTTGTGGATCGACACGTTCGAGCCGGAAACAACGGCGGCGGCAGAAGCCAAATTCGGCTTCAAGCTGATTTCGTAAAGGAGCATTCAGATGACCAAGACAATCGAGCCGTTTTTCGTGGTCTGGAACCCTGCGCACGGACTGCCGCGCTACAAGCACGGCACATTCGACGGGGCCAAGACCGAGGCCGAACGCATGGCGAATGCGCATCCGGGTGACGAGTTCTTCGTGCTGGCGGTCGCCGGCCGCGCTGTTCGACAGAACCCTGTCGAATGGACACCAGTCGACGACATTCCGTTCTGACCGTTTGGGAGGCCCTCATGCGTCACCGCCGCTTCAATTCCAGATTTCGTATCGCCTACATGCACAGATGTAGGCGCCAGAAGGGAATTAGGGGTTTTAGTTTTTCGAGATGGCTGACTCGGCGCTGGATGGCACCGGGGGCCTATCGGGCGTGGATGAGACTGCAACACGAGAGAGACATGCGGCGGCACGATCTGCGCTGCCTGTACCGATAAGGAGCATCACCCGGCCATGATCAGCGCCATCGCCTTTTCAGCGCCCCGTCTGGCGGCAAATCCGGGCGCCACAGAGGCGAAGAGACA